CGCCTCTTTTACCGCAGCAACCCCCTGACCCATTGCCGGTATATCCGTGCCTCCGAAATTGATGTTGTCCGGTTTGAATCCTTTTTCTTCTGGCGTTTTTGGTGGCCTTTCAAATTTTGCACCCAAATCGCTTGTTACCATATCTGGTGCTTGTTGGAACTCAAATACTACACCTTGATCGCGTAAATTTGGATCTTCGATAATGGCTTTGCGTATGGAGGGCATGTTGGTTGTAACTGCGTTCATCTTCAATGCTTGACGAGTATCCAGCGAACCCTCACGCATCTTTTCTGACCACTCGTTTACTGCTCCGGTAAGTTCAGAAATAATTTCATCGCCTACTGTAACGTAACGACTGCCTGTATCATACTCGCGGTTTGCCGCCTCAAGCATAATCTTACGTTGTGCCTGATCGTCTATTCGGCTTATCCTAACAATCTCATCTATTACATCAGAACCAAGACCTGTTGTAAAACCCATAAACTGAGCGACGAGCCCATCTATTAATCCTTTTGTTTTAACAGGGCCAACCTGATCCATTGTGCGTTGACCTACCTGCTCTGTTACAAACTCTTCTGCTTTTTTATTTGCATCTTTTATAGTTTCTAAAGCAGAACGTCCACGCTCACGTATAGTTTGACCTTTTTCTCCAAATATTTTTGCAAACCGACCATCGAACCCACCTTGTGCAAACTCTTTAAAACCACTCACTGCATCTTGAAAGTTTTTAAACGTCTGTTGCGCCCCACTGCCTTGATAGCGTTTAGCTATAGGCTTAACAACAACTTCCTTGCCTATTTTTTTAATGCCTCCGAGCGCAGCCTTACCACTAAGCTCTGCTCCTTTTAACATACCCCTACTAATTGCTGTTGTTGGATCAGCAAGCTGAGAAAACTTTTCAACTTTTTCTGCACCGGACGCAACTTTTTCTGCGCCTTCTTGTATTGTTTCTGCACCGCGTTTACCGGCCTGTTTAGCAACTTGCCTTGCCGTTCGTTTAGCTATATTTGCTCCTAATCCACCACCGCCAAACAACGTGCTAATTGCCGCCAATGGACGATTCTGCAACCCTTCTCCGGTAAAATCTAATGTTCCACCCGGACGACGAGTAAACCCGACATCAGCAAGCACACCTTCCTTCATTTCTCTTGCGACCTGTTTGCTTTCCGGAAAGAAATTTGTACCAGCCACCCCTTCAACCGCACCTACTCCAGCTTGCAACATGGTCTTTCCGGTTTTATACGGACTACTCAGTGCCGTTAAAATATTCTTGCCTTCTTCTACTGCACTTTCCGGAATGTTTTGCGCTGTACCTACCGCAGAGAATCCTTCATCCGGTATAAACGGCGCAAATATTGGCACTTCTTCATCTGTTATCGTAATGTTTTGCGTTGGCGCATATCTTTTATGATACCTCAGACCTAAAGATCGGCTGTCTACATCACGATACTTTGTAACGCCTTCGCTTTCTGCGGTTTGTTTTAAATATTCACCCAACTGTGCATATGTTGGAGCTTCAATCTCCACTTGTGCATCCTGATCTCGCGTAGTTGTGACACGATTTTGTTCAGCCATTACTTATTCTCCTGATCCAGATTATCCAGCGCCTTCACAATAATTGGAGCATTAGTAACCTTTACCCCTGTATCCTGTTCGATCTGCGAACGTGTGCCAAAAAGCCTATCGTAGTATCTGTCAAAACTTGCGCGTTCTTCCGGCGCTACAGCTTCGGACAGATAGGCGTTTAGTCTGCCACGCGCTTTACCGGCCAAATCTTCATACAGGAGATCACCCAATCGTTTCATCCTTCTTAATTGAGTATTTGAAAGAACGTGTCCTACGCCTCTGGCACGTTCAAAAAACGCTGCAAGCTCTTGCTGGAAACCTTGCGCTCGTTCCTGTAAGTTGAGGTCGCCTTCTCGTACGGTTGCAGCATCAATCATTTGTTGATAAAAGTTAAAGATGGCAGTACTGTTTGCTGCATTTGGATTATCATCAAAATCTTCAAAAGCGGCAGTGAGTCCTGTATATATCTTTAAAGTTCCTCGTTCATCAGCTAGGAATCCGCTTATCTCTTTGTTGGCCTGTGTCACTACATCTCTAAAGTTTTCATACCGTTCACCATACACTGCTTTTAACGCTTCATCGGCTTCGTTTTGCAATTTTTGCACATACGCATCGGCTTTTTTGGCATAAGCATCAGCTTTGGTCTTATCCAGATTTAATCTCTGTTTTGACAACTCGTATGCCCGGTTTTTATCCTCAACATCCAGCTTAAAGAATGCGTCCTTACGTGCTTCCGCCCACTGTTCTGCTTGTAAATCAGCGTTTTGCCAAATGTTTTTCCAATCCAACGCTTTTTGTGACAACTTAAATTTTGCAAGGTCTAAGTCTTGCCCCTGCTGCGCTAAACCTCTGCGATAATATCTTTCATACTCTCTTGCTTCCGCTTCCGTCATATCCATTGTGGCATCAAATATTGATTTATTAATTTGTTCAGCAGTTAAATTGTTCAAAGCAGCAGTACGGGCAGCCGTCACCGCATCTCTACGTATCTTTCTTGTCAACTCGTCTTGTTTTAACTTTTGCACATCTCTCTGTTTAAGCGCTTCCATGCCGGTTTCACCAGCTACGGCAAGTCCTTGCCCGATACGACCTAACAATCCAATATCAGGCTGTTCTTTGCTTACGCCCGGTGTGACTCTTCCACTTGTTAAAGCACTTATTAAATTCGATCTGCCAGTGGCTTGCCTTACGCGCTCATCTTCTTTACGCTGACCGCGACCCTGACCAATGGCAGCTAATAAACTTCCAATAGAACGTGTTCCGGCCATTGCCATTTCGGGGTTGTCTCTAACTGCTTTGCCAAGACGAGCCAGCATAGACTGTTGAGGTTGTTCTGCCTCTTCTTCATCTGTAAAAGTTGGAACCGCAACTGCTTTTTCATCTCCGCGTTCCACCTCAGTTTCCATTAATTTATTTTCTATAGTGTTTTCCGGAGCTTCTATATCTACTGGTTCAAGTTCCACCTTGTCGATAGATCCTAAAGGCAATTTTGGAACCTCAGAGCCTGGTGGCAATTCATCTACAGTAGTTGGCTTAGGTTGACCAGCCGTAGGTGCAACTTGTTTATCCTGTTCCAAGATACGCGCCGTTAATTGGTCGTCAGTTTGGCCCGTAATAGTGTCTTGAAAATCTGCACCGGCTCCGACGCTACGTAATCTGTCTTTGCGGTATTTTATACGCTCTGCCGGAGTCATCTTAGCCAACTCTTCAGCAGAGATAAATGGAGTAATTGCCATGCTATGCACCTAACGGTGTTATGCCCAACCCTTGTTGAGCTATTTGTTCTATAAGTCTGCGCGTCACTGGATCAGCTAACATTTGTTGCGCGACACCCGGAGTTGAGGCTTGTTGCGGTGTTGTAGGCTGGGCTTGCGGATTAAAAGCCTGTATCAGCTTATCTTGCTTGGCCTGTTCTTCTGCTCTTTTACGATCACGTTCAGCCTGTTGATTTGCATACATACCTTGAGCAAGACTCAGCCCTGCTGGTACTAAAAACCCTGCCATATTATTCTCCTTTAACGCCTACGGGCTATATCTTCGCGTAGGCACAATTCTTATATTTCCATTCTCGTCGAAATATTCACCAGCAGCGGTATCTACTGGCTGGTTTCCGTCTTTATATTTATCAGCTATTGCTCTGGCTTCTGCTATCAAATTAGCTCTTTCCGTAGAGCTTATATCAAACTCACCCTCTCGACGCTCTCTCACCGTTCTCATTATTTCGTCGTACGCTGCTTGGTCATCTATGTTCATATTTGGAGGCATCACTGGAAATTCTGCCCCACTTTGCTCATCTAAAAATCTTGTAAGTTGATCTTGTGATAATGTTTCATCTGCTATGTTACCGGCTAAACCGCGCATTAACGGATCAAGTCCTTCTAATTCTGCATCAGCGCCAGCCAATATTGCACCTATGGTATCCATATCAGCTTGCCTTCCGGCTAACGTCTGCTGGCCATCTAATGTTCCGGTCATTGCAGCTTCACGTAATCGCGCTTCCAATGTTGGATCCTCTTCAAACTCACCCGTCAAACCAGCGCGTGTGGCATCACGTCCTAATGCAGCCGTATCCAGTTCACTTGCCAATGCTTTGGCTTGCTGAGTCTGCACTGGAGCCATATTCGCTGCGCCCGTATCAAACAATCCGGTCTGACCAGCTTCAGTTACCCTACGCTGTAAGTCTTGCGTGTCTAATCCGCTACGTGTGGTTTCACCTGTTAGCGTTTGACGGTCATCAACCTCACCAAACAACTGTGACTCTAACTGGCGTTCAGCACGACCTTCCTGACCTTCTATTGCTCCACGTTGCGCTGTTGATCTGCGTATATCTTCTGCACCCGTACGTTCTGCTAATCCTGTTTTACGTTCACCTAACCCTAACGTGCCTCGCTGTATATCAGACTGTAATGTTGATCGGTCACCTACCTCGCCAAACAGTTCAGCTTCTTGACGTTGAGCCTGTAGGGTTTGTGCACCATCCTCACCAAATCGTCCTGTTAATCCAGCATCTGCCCGTTCCTCACGTCTACGTAACGCATCGAGTTCAGCGGCTTGCTTTCTTGAAGCCATCGTTTTATCGCGCTCAAATATTCCGGTCTGACCTGCTCTGGCAATATCGCGATTCAACGCTTGCGTTAAGGTGTCTTGTTGCGATCTGTCTTCCTGTAGCCCCATTCCGCGTTGACCTATGTCAAAACCTTGAGCATCACGTAAATCCTGTTGTCTGCGTTGTGCCGCCTGAGCTTCCAATGCTAATCGGTTACGCTCATCGCCTTCACCCATCCTGGCTAAAGCTGCCGCTGTATCTCCACCGCCTCGCAACACCCCATAACGACCTAACTGTTCAACTAAGGCCTTACGTTGTTCGTTCTGGCGCATCTGTTGATCGGCTAACTGAGAGGCTAAAATTGGGTCATCTGTTCCACCCACTCTGCTCATGTATTGTTGGCGTAATGCATCCTCTAATGTGCCAGGCATCGGTTCAGCTTCAGGCGTTACCACATTTTGTGCAGCAGCCATATCAGCACCGGCCCCTGCAATGTCAGCAGGTGTAGTTGGTGCTTGAGCTTCTGCCATTGATGGCTGTTGCGTAGCATCAGCGGCTAACCCTTGCACGAACGATGGGTCACTTATCGGATTCACCGTAGGCGTAGTTGCATCGGCGGCCAAGCCTTGAACAAACGATGGATCACTCAAAGGGTTTTCGGTAATTGGTTGATTTGAGCGTCCTTCTGCTAAATCTTTAACAAAGCCTGGATCGCTTAAAGGATTCTCTGTAACCGGTTGGCTCATTCGTTCTTCTTCCATTGCTCTAACAACCAACGGATCACTTAAAGGATTTTGCGTTACTGGCCGACCACCAGCTAAGTCAGATACAAAGCCAGGATCGCTAATTGGATTGACCGTAGGTGCTGGCGCTCTTCCAAAGTTTGGATCGCTTGTCGGGTTGACCATTGTGGCCAGCGGTCTTCCAAAGTTTGGATCGCTTGTCGGGTTGACCATTGTGGCTGGCCCAACACCATTTGCTACAGCTTTACCCCGAATACCACCAAGATCGCCTATAGCCGGTTGAACTTGCGCGTTACCACTTTGACCCATCAATGCAAGCTGACGTCGTATTCCAGCGCGTTCTTCTGGCGATCTATTTGGTTCTGCAAGTGCTTGATTTAGATCTGCTATTTGCCCAGAAAAGTCAAAAGAACCAGCAGGGGCTTCTTGACCTCCAAACATTTCCAGTTGTCTGCGTATTTCGTCTTTATCTTCATGTAATGGATTTTGTAATGCTCTTTGTAAATTTTGTATCTGCGCTTGTTTTTCAGCTTGAGGCATTTGAGCAATAGCCATACTCATATTTGTTGGTTGTGGCTGTTGTGCTTGAGCCATTGAAGGCTGTAATTGCCCTGTTAAACTTTGCAGAGTTGCATTTTGATTAAACCCTGCTTCCTTCAAATTTTTCATACTGGCAAACGCCATCTGCTCTTGTTGCTCCGGTGACATAGACTGGTTGCTGCTCTCTAACGCCCTTCGCATAAACTCATCTTCTGATAATTGCGGTGGCCCTTGTTGTAATTGGCTGCTTAAATCCATACCTGCTAACGGACTTTGTGCTTGAGGCATTGTCTGTTGTGGCCCTGTCATTCCACCTTGAGCTTGAGCCATTGACTGCTGTGCCATTGGTTGTTGTTGAGCTTGAGCCATCGACGGAGCCGGTGGGGGTGGTGGTGGAGGCGGTGGCGTAGCTCCACCTTGTGCCTGTTGCATCGTTGGCTGTTGCTGTTCTGGCTGTGTTCCACCTTGAGCTTGAGCCATTGATGGTTGTTGATTCTGAGCCTGACTACCAGCAGCTATTGCACTCACCAATGGATCTTGGCCTTGTGCTTGTGCCATTGATGGCTGACCATACGTCTGTGGCTGTTGGGCACCAGCACCTTGCGCCTGTGCCATAGATGGCTGTTTCTTTTTCTTCTTCTGGCTACCGCCTGTCATCATCTGCTGATAGTTAACCGCTGTCATTATTCTATGCCTGTTTTGCGTTGGCGTACGTTGCCGATAGCTTTGTATTGCAATGACGTACGTCTTATCGTGAATGTTTCATCTGTGTTGTAATTAGAGATCCGTAATCGAGTTCTTGCATCGTAGCCAAACAGATCACTATCGCTCGTCAGGCCCGATACGTTAGACTCCAGCGTTGAAGTATTTAAAACAAACGTGCTGTTTAATAACGCACCCGTCTGGCCCATTTGAACCGTTTGAAAGTTGCTGACAATACCGGCACTGATCTGAGCTATATCGAGGTCATGTGCGCCTTCGTTATCATAAAGCAATCGGTTATACAACCAGCGACACTCTATCGCATCGCCAAACGGTGCAATAGCAGCCGTTTCAAAACTGCCCCGTATGGCTGCACCATCGTCGTTTGTGCCAGAGTCGTGTTTCATAATGTGTCCGGCAAAGTCGCCAGCATGAGGTAAGTCATCTATCAACGCTGCACTGTCACGCGAAAACCCGTTATACGGCCCAAACCACGCATTCAATCTTGCAGAATAAATCACCACACTATTCATGGTTGTCTGCGATGCACCATAAGGCAGAAAAAACCAAACCTGTTCTTGTGCCGGGTAATAGAGCGAAAATGAATACGGCAAACGAGACACGTTTAAATTCGACCAGTATCTGTCATCGAGCGCCAAGCTGATCTTCTCTACACTTGCACCGCCAGACCATTGATAGATGCCGTCATTGCGAACGAATAATTGACGCTCACCAGGAACCGTAACAATGCTTTTACCGGCAACCGTTCCGCGTTGTGTTCTCTGCTGTTGCTGAAAAGGAATTGTTGAGTTACCAGTGGGCGTCAGAGTATGTATGCCCTGCTCTGTGTGGACAGATAAAACATTTTGAAATGGTCGTAACCCGGTAATATCAAAACCTACAGAGTTAAAACTGAGCGAACCCCATGTTTCTATGTCACCGGCATCGCTTCTCCATATGCGATCAGTCGCTCCGTTTACGTTAGCTACCCATGCACGATTTTCCCAAAAAGCTACCCACTTTGCTTTGGTAAACCTTGCGTCGTCATCGAGTGTTGCTGCGTTGGCTGATCCACCCGTCCACTTGATGCCGTCTGTGTCCTGACCGTTTACCGCAATCAATGTGTTTCCGGCCAACACCCAATCCCACGTATAGTCATTACCAGCCGTTATCGTCACGGTGCCTGTTCGATCTGTAGCCGTACCGCCCGTTACATCAAAAAATTTGTTACCAGCAAAAGCAAAAGTTTTTTCCGTGCCAGCTAATACCACTTGACCACATGCCGTAACTGTCGCGCCACTGTTCATAGCGCTGGAGTTATACTTTGCAAACCCATTACGTTTAGCAACCTCACCAGCTAACCCAACTGTACAGTTTTCCATCTCGTACAGTCCGTCCGGTGGCATATCTTCAGCCGGAAGACTGTAGTTTACCCCACTTCTCCAGGGGCCAAGACGTAAGGATTCAGCAGCAATCGGCATTAGCTTAACGATCCTTCAGTAGGCGTAAATGAAAACTTGCTGCTGTAGCCCTCATCCGCTCTACGCATACGGTATGTTCTGTTTCCTTGCACGTTCATGTTTTGTCTACCTGCAACAGCAATGACGCGCTCCATCTCTTGCTTATCCGACAGTGCGCCCTGATCGTCGCCTTTTTCTTGTTTATATAAAGCAGAGATGCCGTGTATCAATGCCGGCTGACAAACCGCCGCGACATAGGGTGTAATTGAATCGTTGTCGTTGCTAACGGTGAAGGTGGGTATAGACGAGTAGTATCTGTAAGCAATCGTATCTACGCCGTCCGGTTCAGGATATAACGTGACTTCGATGTTGCCGCTTCCATCCACGCCATCAATGGCTACCCATCGCGGATCGCCGTTTATACTGGCATCCGGGTCAGCCGCATCAATGTCTTGCGTAGACATAATGAGAATGACGTGATCTTCAGTTGTATTGCGAAACGACAACGGAGCCACCACGTCACTGGCAAGCGAATACGTACGAGTGCCGTTGCTTGTATTGAACGTCGAAGACTTAAATAACCAATTCCATTTTTCACGCGAGGCTATATCCTGAGTAACCAGATTTAAATAGTCACGCGCTGAATCTTTGAATGTCGAACTGCCTGTATTCAGACCAACACGCCGTAGCGCGATCTGAAGAATCTGCAAGTTTGTCATGCAACTAACCCTATATCAAGTTAGCCCATGCTCCATTTTCGTAGCCTTGAAACTTGTTGTCGGTAGAGTTGTAAATAATCATACCGTTTGCTGCGGTCAGTGCGTTGCGTTCGGTTGTTGTCAAACTTGCAACCGTCAACGTGTCTGCCAGCTTTACGGTATCTGCCTCTACCGCTCCAATCAACGCCGAATCGCCAAAGAAACTGGCCGCGTTGACTTGTCCAAAGGTTTCCGACATCTACTGATGTGCCGTAGCCGCAATTTGATCGAGATCGTATTCCGACAAATTATCGCCGTTGTTATCCAACCAGCGATCTTGCCAAATACGTACGGCTTCCTCGCCACGATCTTTAATACGCGACGGTGGATCAGGCACAAAGCCTGGAGCATGAGTTACTTCACCAACAGCGCGAACATGATTTCGCACTTGGCTGTTAGTGACCGGTGATTTGCGCTGACGAGTGTGCGTTTTATCCAGGTCAAGCGCCTTACGTATAGCATTTTTCGTATCATCAGAGCCTCTGACAATGATGTCAACGATCTGATCGGGCGTGACACTGGCTGTCGGTGCTTCGACAGGTGTAGCATCTTGCACTACTTCGGCCAACTCTTCCGGCAGGGTATGCTCAGTTTTCTTTGCTGTAGGCATACGTTTTGCCATTTGTATTCTCTTTCGTTAAAAACGTGTGACGATGGGCTGGAGGTATCACGAGGTGGAAACCCACCGCCACACGAAATGTGAACTGCTAATAAAGCCGGAGTATAACTCCAACGTATGCACCAGTAGTTCCAACTGAAGTTGCAATACCAACCAACGGTTCTGTTTCAGCATCTTTTAACTGAACAGCACCAGTAGTGCCATCACCCAGAGTTAAATTGTCACCAATGGCAGGTACAGCCGAGCCATTAGTTTCCATTAACACGGTAGCAACACCATGCGTTTGCACCCAACCATAATAATTAGCCGTAAACGCAATAGGAGTTACGCCAGCAACTAAAATATCTGTAGTAGTTGCGCCAACTAAGTTGTACCACAAACCACCCAAGATTTGTATGTCCGTTGCTGTTGTCATTGTAACTTTTATTGGATCATACAGAAAGATGTCTACCTTACCAGAGGTGGTAGCACCTGTTGCACTATTACTTTTTATGCGGTACTGAATACCCTCACCCACGCCATCATCCAAGTCGTTATTTACTTGGAAATAGGCTCCGGCAAATTGATTTTCAGTAATACTTGCTAAAGTAATTTGAAATTGAGATGATCCGGCTGCTGGATCAAAATCACCACTTGCCGCTATAACGATATTATCAGTTGACGCTTGCGATGTTGCAGAAACATCTTGTGCCACTAATAGCCCTGCCTTAACAGCGGCGGCAGTGTAGCCGTAACGGAATATACGACCATCAGATAGCTCTAATTTTTCGCCAATTCTATGTTTAGGCGTAGACGATTCATCGTAGATGCTTTGACCGGCATCGCCTCCGATTCGATCTAATCCGTAATTAGCATTTCTAATTGTACTCATTATTTATTCTCCTTTGCCCTTTTCGTCAGGCTCAAAAGACGCATTGGCTTGCGTCTTGGAATTGTTATTAATCGTTCAGGTTGTAGATAACACCCTGACGACGACGTGCTGTAGTAGTTAAATTGAGCCCTACACAAATAAAGGCGACGCGTGCTAATTGATTTGAATTTTCGCGGAATGGAGTCTTGCTAAAATTCATACCCGACTGCATGTGCAACTTGAGATAATTTGTATTCAAGAAGTACATACGACCCGTTCCGCAATCGCGGTCATACTGAACCGGTATACCTCTGAACGATGGCAAACGACCGTCTACGCCCGGTGAATCTTTACCGGACAAACGCTGATAACCCGTGCCTTCAAATATCTCTTCAAAATCAGCATAAATGCTGTTTGTCGTGAAGATGTTTGTTGGCTGTTCGTTACCTTCCGATACGTCATTCCACGTTGTTGACATACGAATCATACCTTCGTAAAAGTTCGTATTAACAATCGTTTTAAACGAAGTATCAGCCGTAGCGTTGTTGGCCTTGTTCTGCCACCAGCTATTACCAGACACCGTGATACCACCCAACGTAGTTGGAGTACTGCTTGGTGCATCAGCAATGATGTCTTGGAAACCTAATGGAGCTTTACCGGTTTGGGCAGAGTAAAGCGAAGTGTTAATCTGGTCGCGTAACGTCAACATACTTTGACGAGTTTTCGCTTCCAGAAGAGACATCGCTGCTTCGCGCTTACGGTTCTCTTGCTCTTCAGTAAAGTTGATGGTAATTGGCACTGCGGCGTATCTAAACGGATAGAACGCAGCCGTGATTCCATCGACCGCATCTGTGTTCAGTACGTCGTAGCCTGAGAAATATTGCGCTGAGTTACCAGCATACAAAATATCTGCCTGTATCTCTTTGCCACCGTTGTCGGTAATCAAAGCATTTCCTTGACGGAACATGTCTAATGTTGGGTATGCGTCAAAGAAGTTATCTGTTAATTCTTTGCGCTTGGCACGCATCGTAAGCGTCCACGCCGCATCCCAATTTTCTGTCGTTGTAGTTGCCACCATGATCTATTTATCCTTATTCAAAGCCTAACTTGGAAAGACCCGATAATACATCGGAGTCGCTAAGTGGGCCGTCACTTTCCGTAGCATCAACACCCTGCGTTCCACGCACTGCTCTCTTTGAGGACTTACGTGCAGTCGTATCGCTGTTCCGCAGATCAGTCGCCTTTTGAGCGGTGATACCTGCGTGTAGCTCATACGCTTCTCGCACCGTGTACGGGTTACCCGTAGTTGGGTTAGAGATCTTGGTCGTGGCGACAATCTGATCGGTATAATTATCCAGATCACCACCGTATGCTTCTCGCGCCTCACCCACTTGCGTGGCGATGTGCGCGGTCTGCTGACCCTGCACGTAATTGTTGGCCGTAGCCAACTGTTGCTGTAACTGCTGAACCTGGCTGTTCAGATCGTTTACTACATTGCCAACCCTATGTTGAATGATCTGCTCAACGGCATCTACGCCTCGCGCTTCATCTTCCGTAAGGTTGGCTCTCATTGCATCAACCGGATCTTGTTGCTGCTGTTGGG